GCGCTCGCCCCGTTGGACGTAAGCACCTGACCGGCCGTCCCCGCCGCCGTGACACTCAGAGCCGACGCGCCCGCCCCGATCAGCACGCCGTGGTTGGTGAATGACGAGGTTCCCAGCGTCCCCGAGGTCGTCACCGTACCGCCGCCAAGGGGCGCGGAGAGGGAAACGCTCGTGACCGTGCCGGTAGGAGCCGCCCCAGAAGACGCCGCCGTGATCAGCCCCTTGGCGTTGACCGTGATCGAGGCGTAGGTGAATGAACCCACGTTGCTGTTGACCGTGGCGAGCGTGAGCGCTGTGGCGACCGCAGCCGAACCATCCACCGAACCCGAGCCCGTCGCATCCCCGGTGAAGCTCAGAGCCCGCGCGGTCGTCCACTTTGGAGCGCTAACCGCCGTCAGGACGGGCGTCGTGGTCGGACTCGCGACCGTGATGTCTCCCGACGACGACGAGACGCTAGTGACGCTGCCTGAGCCTGTCCCGTAGGGCGTTCCCGAGCCATCAACCAGCGCGTCAGCCGCCGGGATCGCCTGCGGGACGCCAGAGATCAGGACGATGGGCTTGCGGTTCGCCACCCCTAGACCCCAAACATGGTCTGTGGGTTGAAGTAGAGTGCGCCCGACGTATCCGCATAGCCGACGATCTGGCTACCGTTCCCGCTCACACTTGGTGCGGTTGCACTGACTGCGCCCCCCGTCGTGCTCAGCCAGTAGGGATCGCCGGGATTGAGGCCGCTCAAATTGCTGTTCTCGCCCAGCCGATGCACGGTCGCGACATCACCGCTCGCCACGTCCACCACGACAAAGCCGTTCGCGGGCTTGGTCAGGTCGGTGGCGTTGGCCTTCTGCACCTTCGCGTCGGTGGAGAAATACGTATGGACGATCATGCCAGCCGTCAACGCATCTGTCGCCGTCGCGGTCATGGTTGACGCAATGGTCTGCGCCAGAGCCAGAGCGTTTGCCGCCTCTGCCAGTGCCGCCGCCGCATCGGCTTCCGCCTGATTGGCGACCACCAGCGCGTGAGCGGCCGAACCCGCCGCTGTGTTGGCTTCGGCCAAGGCCGCTTGAGCGATCAGCTTCACCGCCGCGATGTCGGAAGGGTTGGTGACGAGCGCCTGTTGCTGCATCGTCTCCAGTGCAAGGGTCCGACGCCCCACGCCCTGTTCGCCCGCGATCTTGTTGATGTCGTTGCGGGTCAGCAGTTGCGAGAGAGGATCGTTCGGGCCTGCCATTGACCGAAGCTACACCGCTAGCGGCTCAATGTCCGCCTCCAGATGCGCCCACGAGGCCAGAGCGGTGTTCGCGCCCCGGAACCGTGCGCCCATGAAGTTCGCGAACCGCAGTTTCGGGCGCCATTGGATGCGCCGCGTCCTCGCACCGGGCACACCCTGGCTGATCGCGCGCTCCACCGAGTACGTCCGCCCATCCTGCGTGAAGCTGAGGAAACATGTCGGATCGGACCCCCACGGCGCATGACCTGGCAGGCCGACAAGCTCCATCGTGCGGATCAGGCCGCCCTTGCTCTCGTTGTATAAAAACACGATGTCGAAACGCCAGCCGGCCAAGGCCGCGTAGTGCGTATCAAGCGTCGGGTCCAGGTAGCCGATCCGTCCATCGGGATCGCCCACCACCCACCGGCCCTGCGTCAGGCAAAGATGCTGGCCAAGGTAGGGTTCATCCGCCCCCGCGCCAGACGCCAGCACATGCCACACCGGACCCTTGTTGAGCAGCGAGGCCTGCTGGCTGTAGACCAGCGTTTCGCGTCCCGGCAGGTGGATCAGGATACGTTGCTCGTTCTGTTCGACGTGGCTCTCCACCTGGATCAGCGCCTGATCGGCCGGACTCAGTTCGGCCAGTATCTTGTCAACGTCGCTCGTGCTGATGCTGGCGACCGTTCCGGCTCCCGCCAGATAGACGCTAATGGCCTCGTTTCGCGCTCCCCCAAGGAAAACGAACGTCTCCAGGATATAGGCTGTCGCGTGCGTGCCGACGCACCCTTTCTCGATCAGAGCGCCTGAGTTGCGCTGGAACGGGAAGCCGTTACCGCCCACATTTTGGAAGTTCTCGACCGTGTTGCGGTTCAGTGCATACAACTCGCCTCGCACCTTGCGAAGCGCGATGATCGGGTCCGGGTCTTCCTCGCTGGAGCCGTACTTGAGCGGGTTGACGCTGAAGGGATCGCTCAGTTCCGTGACGACGAGCGAGGTTCCATCCGTCGTCAGAAAGTAGCCGTCGATCCAGAGCATATCGAGGACAATGCCTAGATCAGGGTCCGTTACCTGCGTGACCGTGGAGCCGTCCCAATACCAGAGCTTGCGATTGCTCGCGACGGCCAGCAGGTCAAAGCTGAAATCCATGCTGACCGGGAGCCCGTTCGTCTCGACCACGCCGCAGAGCGCCGCCACGCCCGTAAGCGCGTCGATCTTCCACAGGCTGTCGCCGATGACACGGTACTGATCGCCCTTGAACACAATCGAGCCGCGATCGGGGCCGGACGGAAGTGGGCCTTCGTCTTCGGCCGGCGTCAGGTCGATCTGCGTGATGCCCGCGCACGCCTTGAGATAGCCTGCGCTGAAGCCTGTTGCGGTCAACATGGGTTCGAGGTTTACTGGATAGGAAGCTTTGTAGTCGCCGATGGCGCTAGCGTAGCACCCGGCCAGGATCGGGATGCTGGTCATGGCGGCTAGTTTACTCTGGGAGCGTTGGAACCGCTAAGGGCGCCGGTCGTCCAATACCACGTACTCCACGGCTTCGCACCCGCGCCAGCAGGGGTTCGGAAGGGCAGGCTGTATTCGGGCAGAACCGCGACCTTGGCCCGAACCGAGATTTCCGCCTTCGTCAGCGCAATGACGGCTTCGCGGCTCAGCGACTTGCCGATGAACGGCGCGACGCGTTGGGCCAGCCGAAGGGCCACAAAGTTGACTGAAAAGTCAGGAATCCCGCTTACGTCGTCCAAGTCCCCGCCCCCCAGCGTCGGCGGGAACGCATAGCCGAGATCAAGCCCGTTGATCGCCAGTTCGGCCATCATGATGTCGAGCGAGTCCATCGCCTGCGTGTATTCCTCAGGCTCCGGGTTGAACTCGTAGGGGCTGAGGCCCATTGCGGCGAAATGCTGGATCAGGATGAAGCGCTTCGTGCTCGTGCTGGGGTAGACGGCAGAGGCGGTGTCGTTGATCAGGATTGTGTAGTTCTTGACGATGACCTGGCTGCCAACCGTGGTCGCGGTCAGGGTCAGCGCCTGCGTCACACCATCGACGCCACCCGCGATGTTGCAGATGACCGCGAAGCCGACGTTCTGTTGCTGCTCCGTGGGGATCGTGACCGTCCCCGAGGCGACCACCAGCGTATAGGTCTCAATGGCGTCGATCCCCAACTCTCGGCGAATGTCGAGAGTGTAGGTGATCGTCTCCGTTGATCGCTTGGGCGCCAGTACGGTCATTGAAGCCCTACGCGGTCTTGATCACTCGCGCTTGGAGCGTTCCCGAGGCCACATCCACCGTACCCGACGAGCCATTGAAGTACACCGCCGTCACGGTGTCCGTCGCGCTCACGTAGCCGGTCAGACTGACGCCCGCCAGCGTTACGCTGTGGCTCAGCAGGACGTAATCCCCAACAGCCGCGCCCGTCACGGTCACGGTCGTGCTCACCTGCGTCAGCGTCAGCATGGACGCCGGGTCGTAGGTCTTGCTGCCCGTCAGAACCGCGCCCGTCCCGCCGTTGGCGAGCGGAAGAACGCCGGTTACGCCAGCGGTAAGCGAAACGCCCACCACGTCAGACGCAGGGGCGTCGCCGTTGATCACGTCGATGACGCTGTTTAGCGAGGCCCGGACAGAGACGCCCGCTTCGCCGTTAGTGATTGATGCGATGCTCATCCGTCATTCCACTTCGCGTTGTCGAGCCAAATTCCCACGTCCACCCAGGAGCCCGTTTCCAGAATCCAGGGCGGGTTTCCGTCCTGCCACACGGCGCTGTCAAGCCAGACGCCACCATCGTTCCATTGCCCCCCTTGCAGCAACCATGCGCCGGTCGGCGGCGGGGCCGTGAATACCTGCGCCTGGCCGGGGATCAGGATGACCGCCATCAGGTCAGGCTCGAATAAAGACCGCTGGGCGAGCCGCCCGTAACCACCGCCTTGATGATCGCACCCGCGCCAACATGGTCGATGAACACCGAACCGTTGGCGCTCAACGTTGCCCCCGCAACGTCGATATAGGTTGAGCCATCAGGCCCGAGATACTGCAACTTGACCGTCGTTCCCCCAAAGGTGCCGTTCACCGTCCAGATGTACGGATTGGCGACGATTGGGCCGACCGGATCGCCCGTCGCATCCGCGTTGCTCAGCAGTGAATACGACGCGCCCCCGATACTCACCGAGGGAAACAGGTTGATCCCCGGATTGCCGTTCACGTCGAGCATCTGCGTCGGCTGGCCGACCGTGCCGACCTGAGAGGGCTCGCGCTGCAAGGTCATCCGGCAATCGCCTTCTCAAGGGCAGCGGTCACGCCCTTGCGGGCCTTCCCAGCGTTCTCGGCGTCCAGCAGCGCCTTCAGTTCATCCGGCGTCAGGGCTGGAAGCGTTTCTGTGATGGTCGCGGCGCTTTCGTCCAAGAGGCTCAGCGGCGTTTCGGGCGCATCAGGCTTCTCAGCCTTGGCCGGAATGTCCGCCGGACTCGCGTACCAGCCATCGGCCAGGTGCTTGTCGAGATCGGCCTTGTCGATCACCACATGCTCGACGTGGAGGCCATCCACGCCGGGGTGAGGCTTTGAGCCTGCACGGTAGAGCATCTTTTGGGCCATCGTCGTTCTCCGTCAGCGTAGCGGGGCGGCCAGACTACCCGACCGCCCGCGTTGTTCCTACGTCTGACTGAAGAGTTCGATCCCGGCGAGTTCCGGGTTCAGGCAACTGGTGCCGAAGATGGTGTCGAAGCGGTACTTGGTATTCAGGGTGTCGATCAGGCCCTGACGGGTCATGGTCAGTTCGATCCCGTCATCGGTGGTCCCGCGCATGATTGCCATGCCCGAGGCTTCAGCCGGCATCAGGCGGCCGGGGATGATCTCCATGGCGTCGCCGTACCAGAACGGGTTGGCGTAGGCCGCGACCGTGTTGAGGAAGGTCAGCGTGGCGCCATCGACCGCAGCCGCATCGACGTTCTGGTATTGCAGCGTTGAGGGGAAACTGTTGTTCGGCGCGATGATCGGCGGGGTGATGGTGACGACGCCCGAGCCGCCCGAACCCGACACGATGGCCGCGACGCGGAACGTCTTCAGGAGGCCCGTCGATTGCTTGGTGATGTGATGCACGGCGTTCACGGCGTTGATCGTGAAGGCGTCGCCCACCGCGACCGTCCCCGAGCCCACCGTAATCGCGATGTTCATGTAGCGGTTGTCGGTGTTGACCGAAATCCCCGCCGCCGTGACCGTGTGGCCCACCGGCACATAGGCCAGGTCGCCCGTATCCTGAATCGCCACCGTGACGGCGGTCTTGGCTGGCAGGCGATAGCCGTAGTTGAGCTTGTAGGTGTCGAAGCCCGCGACCTCGCCGATGTAGGCGCGCTCGTAGGCCTTCAGGGACTTCGAGTTGTCCAGCACGCGGCTGGCCAGGTTGCTCGCCATGTTGTTGTAGTCGGACGGGCTGGCGCCATAGACGCGCGAATCCATCGGCACGCCGAGAACGGTCATGGTCGAATCGCAGAGCGCGATGTCGTCAAAGCCGGTCGCCGCGACCGTGCGCTTGATCACGATAGAGCCCTGAAGGGCCGCCGTGTTGGTCAGCGCGACGTTGATGTCCGAGGCCAGCTTGTCCTTCGCCGAACGACCCAGGCGTCCTTCTTGCTGCTGGTCACGCAGTTCGCGCGCGGTCAGTTGGAAGGGAACGACTTGTTGCTGGTTGATCGACACCGGAACCGAGAGCTGCGTCACGTCCTTGAAGTTCGAGGACATGTCGTTGCCGGTGTAACTGGTCATGATGTACGGCTGCGGGCGCCAAATCTGGTCGCCGGTCCGTTCCATCGTCTGCTGGTTGGTCATGAAGACCTTAGACATCTTCGTCGCGATGCACGCGTCGTTGAAGCCCTCAAGCACTTGGTCGAAGAGAACGATCTCTTCCCTTGAAAAATCGTTGGCCACGGTGGTGAGCCCCTTTGAGTAGGTTGAACGTCAAGCGATGCGGCCGAGGGGCCGTCTTAGTCGCGACTTCGTAACCTACTCGTCTCTCACAGCGGACGGGGCTGGGGTTTGGAAGGCGGTTGAATGCTTGGCTAACACGCTACCGCTTGTGTCGTCAACGCCGACCGCTCGCCTTTCGCGCCGCCATCTTGTCCTTGTGCCGCTTGATCTCCCCGCGATCAAACAGCGGGTCAGTCCTGGCCTTGGCTTCCAGGCGTTCCAGTTCCTTGTCTGCGAGCGACGATCCGCGCGTTACCCCGGCCGATCCCCTCACAGGCGCTTCGGGCTCAGGCGGACGGCGCTTGTTGGTCACGGTGACGGTTCCTTCCATCCGCACAACAGCGGCGATGAAGTCGATAGGATCGGTGATCTTGGCAATCTCGGCGAGTTTGCCGGGATGCTTGCCAAGGGCGTAGATGATCGCGCCCGAGTTGTTCGTAGCCGCGATGATGGCGCGTTGCTGGACTTCGTTCAGGGCTTCGGCGACCGTCTCTTGCGCTTCGTCGTAGTCTGGCCGGCGCAGTTCGCGCTTCTGCGTCTCGAAGGTTTCCAGCTTTCTGCGCCAGTTGGCGTTCGCGGTTTCCTGAGCGGCGGTCTGGTTGGCCGTGGCCTTGTCGGCGTCGGCCTTGCGCTGGTTCCAGGCCAGCAGTTCGGCGTCGTACTTGGCTTCGTCGTACTCGGCGGCTTCGAGCGTCGGCTTAGGACCAACCTCAACCGTCTTCGGAGCCTCCATCGCCCTCAGGCGGCGGTCACGCTCGTCAAGTTCGGCGCGGAGTCGGCGGACGAGATCGCTGTTGGCTCCGCGTTCGGGCGGCGGGAGCGGTTCCTCGCCCTCAAACGCTACCTCGATCTCGTCTGGTTCGTCTTCGTCCGGTTCGGGCTGGGGATCGTCCTGCGCTTCGGGCGCAACGAACAGGTCTTCGTCTTCCGGGTCGGGCATGTAGTCCCTCTAGTTCACTCACCCTTGCGGCGGGCGGGGCCGTAAGCACACGCTAACGCAACTACTCGCCAGCCACAAGCCGCACCGACGCCTCGTCCAGAGTCAGAATGTCCATGCCTTGGCCGCAATCCACGTCGATTGCGCTCGTCACTTCGATGGCTTTTCGCGCATCGCCGCCCATGTGCATAACCGCTAGCGCACACCGACGCCCCGAGCCAATCGCCATTGGTTGTGCGTCAACGGCGATACCAATTGGGAACTTGGTCGAGAACTCGCTCAAGACGCCATCGGGCGTGATGATCCAGAAGTAACAGCCTTCATTCGCTTCCCACATGGCCGTGGGATAGTCTTTTGGCTTGGCTCCGTCCGTCCACCACTGAAGCATGGCCTTCGCCAAGTACGCGCTACCGTCACCGGCTAGAAGGTGACCGCGCACCCTCCAGATTTTGGTGATGGCCTCGATGGTGCCGTTGTTGCCGCACTGACGATCAGCGGCCAGCGTCTTACCGTCCCACGCGATGACCGTCATGCGCCGCGCTTGCCCAGTTTGCGGTTCGCCTTGGCTTTGATCTTGGCGGCGGCCGATGGACTGAGCTTGCCAGCGTTGACCATCTGCGTTGCGCGGGCCTTGGCGTTCGCGGCGTGGGCCTTATCCGGTATCGGGTAACTGCGGTTCGGCCCCGCGAACGTAGAGGCCGGGAGCGCCTTGCGCTTCTTGGCTGTCAGCTTCGCCATCTCACCACCCTTTGCTGCCCTTGGCCCGATGCCGCTCAGTGCGCCACTCAAGCACCTTGGCGTCAATCTCTGCCTCAGTGCCTTGGACCATTTCCTTGCGGCCGGTCATGGAGACGCGGAAGGTCCAATGCGCGCCGTGATCCTCGCCGCGATAGATGGAGTGGGGCAAGAGCGCGGTCAATTAACGTCCTCCAACCGATGCGCCCACGTCACCGTGAAGTCGGCCAGGGTCGCGCCCTCGCTAATCAGGTGGCGGATGACGTCCGCAAACGAGTGCTCTGGCTCAATGACCCAATCCGTGTCGCCATCCTCTCTCAGCACCTTGCGCAGCGGGGTCTTGATCTCGCTCATGCGCTTTGGCCCTCAAGCATCCCCCTGATCCGGTCGAAGATACCAAGCCGCTTGGCCGTTGTCGCCGGGACGCTGCTATCAAAGCCCCCAACCGCGCTCGTGCTGGGCGTGGGAGGCGGGACCAGCGTCGCGGCCGTATCGGCATGAGCCCCATGCGTCTCAGCCCGCGCCTTGCCTGCCAGTGCGCTTGCGTGGCCCGCCTGGGCCAACGTCTCGACCGCCTTGGCGCGACTGAGTGTCGTGTCAGCAACCGACTTGCCCGCGTCGGCTTGCGCCTTCTGAGCCTGAGCGCCCTTGAGGGCAGCTTCGGCTTGGGCGAGCACGGTAGCGGGATCAGGCGGCTGCGGTTGTTGCTGCGCCGCTTCGATCTGCTTCTTCTCTTGCTCGTTCGGCTTGACCGCGCCTTCCTGCACCAGCTTGGCGCGGATGTACTCTTGCAGGTCCGTCATGCCCTCGCCGTCCATGTTGATGATGGCGGTGGAGAAGCACAGGCTCGACAGGTTCGGATCGACAGGCGCGGTGATGGTTCCGATGTTGACCAACGTCTTTACCGTCTTGTCCCGGCGCGTGGTCGTGGCCTCGGTAACATCGCTGATGACCTTGTACTTGCCCGCCGCGAGATCGTTCCGAATCTGGAACTGGCCTTGCTCATCCATGAACGGCTCAGCCAGCGTCGCGGTCCCATCGGCCCCGCTCTCGTCCATCGTCTCGACTTCGCGGCCGTCCTCGACGTAGATGTCCCGCGCCATGCCTAGCCAGATTTCACCGCAGCGCTGCATCGACTGGCGCATATTGTCCATGTAGGTGAACGTCTTGGCATCTGTCCGCGTCGCCGCGATGTCCATGGCCTCGGCGCTGATATTGGCCTTGGCTTCGTCAGCTCCATCGCCCGCGTTGGTCAACTCGCCGATGTCGTTGCTGCTGATCTGGATCAGAGCCGCCAGATTAGGCGCCAGCGACGGGGGCTTGTTATAGCCGACCGGACCCAGGGCGGCGAACGATTGCCCATCGGGATTGAGCAGCGGATTGATCAGGTCATAGGGGCTGCGGTTGATGTTGGCTTCGGCCAGGCCTTGCTCACGCCCCGCGACCTGTTCGGGCGTGTAGATCGGCCGCTCAATAGGACTGACCGCCACCGTCTCGACAAGCTTGCTGATCTGACCGTTGTAGATGCGCTGCGGATCGACCGCCATGCGCACATGGCCCCGGCTGCGCTCCATGTTGTCGATGAACCAGCGCTTGCCATAGACGGGCACGACAGGGATTTCAGTCCCGGCGATCTTGACGGCCTTCTCAAGCACTTCACAGCCGCTCATCACGCAACTCATCACCTGCCGGCGCTTGGCCTTGCGGGTGCGATCCTGAGCCCAGCCGTCGATCAGCATCTGTGTCCACTCGGACTTGCCGAGATCGGACGCCCAAATGCGCTTTTCCTCGCCGCTGGCCTTGTTCTTGAAGATGCGAAGCAGGCCGGGCTTGTCCTCGTACCAATAGTACCGCGCCACGGTCACGATGTCGGGCGTGTACCAGTCGTAATAGACCTTCAGGATTTCCTGCGGCCAATCGCAGATGCGGTCCTCACCGTATTGCTTGGCGAATGCTTCCTGGGCCATGGCGGTGATGACGAAGCAGTACTTGGCGTCGGACTTGTCGTAGAGCTTGGCGTTCGGGTCCCAGAACACCGACTGGTCCGCGTCGGGGATGGCCTCAAGGCAGATGCGCTGATAGTCGTTCTCGGGGTCGTAGTCGTCCTCGTACTTGTTGGTCAGCCGCCAAGCGCCGATGCCGCCTAGAACCGCTTCCTCGAACGCACAGTCCGTGGCTTGCTGGCCATTGGAGCGGTAGAAGTCCGCCCTGAACATGCCGTTCAGCGTCTCGGCCGTCTGTTCGCTGGCGTCCTTATCGACCGCGCGGAAGTCCACGATCATGCGGTTGGAGCGGTAGTCAGCAATGATCTTCTCGACGCCTTGGGCGGTCTTGTTGACCTCGACCATGATCGAGTTCTGAAACTGCTGCTGCCAGTTGCCTTCCCACTGAGCGCCCGCGATGGTGGCGAAGCGGCGGTCACGCAGGGCCAGGGCGCGTTCTTCCTGGCACGCCATGGTGATTTCATCGAACTGGTCGCGAGCGAGGGCTAGCAGTTCCTCGTCAGCCTCGGACTGTTCGGGATCAACAGCGTCCGCTTCGTCTTCGTCATAGGCTTCGTCGTCGTAGGCCAAGGCGCGCCCCTCACGGTCGCGCTAGAGGTAGCCTAACGATGGGCAAGCGTCAAAGGCTCACCGCCCCGGCCTGCGCTCCCACAGTTCCACGACGGACATGGCGAGAATCAGGGCTAGGGCTGAGATGGGGGTCATTCGTCCTCCGTGATCATGCCCGCCGTGAGCAGCACGTCATGTGCCAACCGCCGCGTCAGCAACTCGTCAGGTCGGTTGTACGCCGCCAGCAAGAGCCACAGAGCGGCCTCGCAACGTCCAGCCTTCTCGCCAGCGTCGATAGCCTTGGCGACGGCGCGGGCGTAGACCTCGCTGATTGGGGGCAGATCGGTCCCGTAGGCGATCTGAGCCTCCATCCAGTCGGGCGGGAAGGTTAGGCCCATTGCCTCAGTCCCACGCGTGCAGCCGACGATGGATCAGCGCTCGCTCCGGCCCCTGCCAGATGAAGCCGATGGCTCCGATGATCAGCCAGAGGATGCGGGTCATTTGCGTTCCTTCGGATGCTCAGCGCGGTATTGGCGCATGTAGGCCGCGCGGTCGCGCTTTGGCGGACCTCCATCCCTTGAGCGCGGGGCCGTTGCCGGCTGTTCCCGGCGCGCTTGTGAATCCCTCAGGGATGGCTTCGCAGCGTCGTCCGTTGGGCGCTGTTGAGAAACCGGGGCCGGCGTCTCTTCGATGGCGGTGTTGATAGCGTGCATGGCGCAGGATGCGTAGCACGAGAACCACTCGCCCATCAGTCGGCGGTGAGCCAGCGCAGCATGAGCTGCACGCTCAATGACGAACGGCGCGTGGTGTTCAATCTCCGCGACCAGTGTAAGCGGCTCGTGGTTTCCAGCTTGCAGGTCCATCATGCGCGCCGATGGATTAGCAGATACGCCGATCTTGTGCGTCATCGGACCAGCGCTGATCACATAGACCGCGCTCACGGCTTCTTCGCCTTTTCGGACTTGAGCCGGGAGCCATATGGCGCGCGGGGCATGTAAATCGCGTCCAGATTCGAAGCTTGCTGGGGCCGGAGATCGTATTGGGGCGGCGCGGCGTTCACTTGACTCTGCGCGCCAAACGCAGGCTGCGTCCGCTCAACGATGTGCGACGCCGTTTCCTGAAAGAGCTTCGTCAGCGTCTGGTCGCGGGCCTCAGCCAGCTTGAGCAGCGCTTCATGAACCTCAGCGGTGACGCGGAATGAAATGACGGGCATGGCGTATACAAATCACAGCCGCGATCCGTATACAAGGGCCTCTGTATACGTCAACGCGCATTCCATCCGGTTCGCATCGCCGGGATCGGTATGGCCTCGGTCTGCACCTTGCGCGGCTGCACCATGGCGGGGAATAGCTCGGCCAGAGCCCAGATCAGCGCATCGGCCCGGTTCGGTGAACCGTCGCCGAGATAGCCGTTGGTGTTGAAGCTGGTCAGTTCGTCCTCCAGTTCCTTGAACGTCCCGGCGTGGCGAACCTTGCCGGTTTCATAGAGGGCAGAGAAGGGCTCGGCGCGGACGTGCTTGCCTCGGGTGGCCGTGACCATCTTGAACGGCGTCCGTGGCCTGGCTGTTTGGATCGTATGGCCGACCATGGCCCCGCCGTAGTTGACCTCGCCAACGATGATATCGGCCTGATGCCGGTCAAACGCCGTGGTCGCGATCCGTCCCCACGTAGCAGGACCAGCCTTGACCGTGCAGTCTTCCAGCACGTAGGCGTTGCCGTCGATCCCGAGGCCCACCACCACAATCCCAATGGCGTCGTTATCGGCGTTGTCCACATCGCCCGAGCCCGATGGGTCAACGCCTACAGCGACACGAATCATCTGCGGTAAGGCGATCTCCCCGATATGCCGCCACGTCTCGATGTCCACGTCACTGAAAAGCGCGCCCGGCGTTGCGTCGGTGAACTCTCCGTCTCGGAAGCGTTTGCGCAGCCTCGCGCTCATGCCGTCCAGGGTTTCGAGATAGTCCGCCGCGATGTTCTCCCGGTTGTCCTCCGGGTTGATCTTGGCCCACTGGTAGTCGTCCGGGTTCGTAAGTGGCTGGCGCGTCTCGGGGTCGATCTTCTGGATGAACAGCCGATAGGTCCAATGCCCTTTGCTGGGCGGGTTTTCGTCGTAGTACATGCGTGGCTTGAGCGGTGTCGCCGGCCGGTTCTCAATGGTCTGATCGACCTGCTGGGCAAGGCGCGTCAGGGCCAGGTTGCGCGACTCATACGGTATCTGGCTGGCCTCGTTGAGGTAGATGGTGACGAACTCCTGCCCGAGGATTTTCTCGGTGCGCTCCTTGTCGTCCAACCCACCGAACCAGACCTCCGAGCCGTTCTCCAGCAGCGCGACGCCATCGTGCTTGTTCAGCTCGTAACCCGCGTTCGGAAACGCCAGCCGCATCATCTTCGGGAAGGTATCCTTCATCACCGATGCGTATACGGCGTTGAACCGGAACCGGAAGATGACGTGTCGGCTCATCGGCGCTTTGAGGGCGCGGACCATGACCTGTCGGGATAGGAGGAACGTCTTGCCGCTGCGGCTACCCCCGAACAGCATCACATGCTTTGCGGGGCCTGAGAGAACCGCTCTGGCGGCTTCCTGCTTCGGGGTGAGGGTGAGGCTCACGCAGTCTCGTCAAGCGGGTCTGTGTACATCCTGAAGCCGCCAGAGTGCTGCACCTGATGATGATCGCCCCACGACGGCTTGAACAGCTTGGAGGCTAGCCACTTGCGAGCGTCGATCTCGATCTTGGCGACATCGGACGTGACATCGCCAGCGCGTAGCTCGTCCAACGTGGACTCAAGCTTTTCGATCTGATCCCGAGCCAAGGCTTCCGTCGCCCGTGCGTATTGGTCAGCCATGCCAAAGCGTAGGACGGCGCTGCGGAAGGTTCCCCGATTGATGCCGGCCGCTTCGCAGGCTGCGCGCTCACTGTCTCCCGCTTCGATGCGGGCCAGCGCAGCTTCAATCTTGGCCGGGTCCGCCATAGGGTTACGATGTCCTCTGTCGGAGGGGATTAGTCAAGGGGTTTGGGTTTGGTTCATACAGCGCCAAGTCGATTGGCTACGTCTAGCTAATCACTCAGCGTCAGCACTTATGCCGTCAGTTCTTTCACGGTCCACATAATAGCCTGCTCCAGCGCGGTCATACCGAGAGAACGGTAGCGGCCCTCTTTGACGCTCTCGAACAGCGCTTCAAGCTCCGCCGCCTTGGTCTTGATGGCGTCGTGCAGGGCCTTCTCATCGTCAGTCAGCGCACGATAGCGCGGGCGGAAACGGCTGGTCGGCATGGCGATGTCGGCTGATTGGCGACCATCGGTCGCGCCTTCGTAAACGTTGGTCATCTCGTCTCCTATGCCGAACCTTCGGCGTTGAAATGCTTGAGTTTGTACTGTTCAATGAAGCTGCGCAGTTCCTTGTCGATCAGGTCCATGCGCCGTAGATCGTCGTCCGTGGGTTCGTCGCCGGGATCGAGCATCGTCATGATGCTTCCGAAGACGTGCTGGGCGCCAGCGAAGAAGGCGGTTCGCATTTCCTCAAGCTGGGTCGCTCCGGCGTCGAGTGGGATGGCGGCGATGCGCAATCCAACCCATCCAGCCTCGATAAGCTTTCCCTTGTCGGTCAGCTCGCGGGAAAGGCGTTCAAGATGGGCGCGCTCAGCCATTGGCGGATTCCTTGCTGCCCGCTTCCTCGATCAGAGATCGGATAACCTCTGATAGGGTTAGGTTGCGTTGTTTGGCTAGGGCTTCGAGGGTAGAGCGCTGGGGTTGGTTCAGCCTTAGGGACAGGAAGAACCAGCCGGGGCGGCTTCTGGTCACGCTACCGACCAGTCGATCTTGCCGGTGGCGAGGTAGTGATCGAGGACGCGCACGGCGCGGCGGCGGGACACATGGCCCCTCGGGTAAAACATCAGGTCGGAGGATTGCCCCGAGGAAAGGCCGAGCCAATCCTCACCGATCTCTTGCAGCCCTATGTAGGGGCGCGCGTCGGTACGAACGCGAAAGAGGGCGCGAGCCCAGCCGCCGATACAAGCGGGCGAGCCACACTCGCCGTCGATGGCGTCTTGCGAACTTCCCAGCCAGCCATAGTCGAACCGCTCATCAGGGAGCGTTTCGAGGAAGTCCCTCAGTTGGATCATCCTATCCCTGGCGGTCACTTCGGCGGGGGCTTGGGCATCAAAGGGCATTGTCTGCGTCTCCAGTTTGGACATCCACCCTAAGCCATGGGATATCCTCGTGCAAGCGGTTACTCGGAACCTTAGCCTCTCGCTGTCCGTTGGGTTTTGGGGAATGGAGACGCGAGATGATCGGGCTATTGGTTGGGCTTATCGTGCTGTGCCTGGTGGCGTACCTGTTCTGGTATCTCATCAACCTGATTCCGCTGCCGCCTCCTATCAGGATCATCGCCATTGTGCTGTTCGTGCTGATCGTGATCGTGGCGCTGCTCAGTTACTTTCCCCTGCCGGGCCTAGCCCATGGCCGTTACCTCCATTGATTTCTTGCGGGTGATGGGCGGTGGATTGAATGTGCCGTGACGCTTCTTGTCGAGGTGATTGGCTGACCGCGTGTCCCAGCGCAGATTCGCAGCCCGATTGTTCACCCTGTTGCCATCGAAGTGGCACGCGTCCAGCTTTCCAAGCTTTGGGCCAACGAATGTTTCAAGGATCACCGTGTGGACGCGCTTCATGCTGATCTTGCCGCGCAGACAGAGCGCCACTTGGAGATAGCCCGTCTGGCTGTTGAGCACCTGGGCGAGGATCAATGGCTCGGCGCGGAGGCGTGATTTCCTGAAGAGTGACCGAACCCGCCCTTCCGTTGACGCCTCATAGCGCCCCTCGTATCCGGGAACTGGCAACCAAGTTTCATCCGTCATGCTCGTCACCTTGGTCTGCCGCATGGGCGGTATCTGCATTAGAGCCAGTCGTTGCTCCAATCGACGTACGCCTGAGCCAACCACCGCAACAACGCGAACGGCATCTGCCACAGCGGGCGGACGGTGCGACCACCAATGATCATGCTCTCACGTCCCCGCTAATCCACAGAATCCCTTGGTGGTAGACTGAGACTTTCCGTCTGGTTCGTAGGACCAGCGCCAAGCCATGCAGTCGGAGGCGATGCAGTCGTATGGCGCGGTGGGTGGGCGATTGTTGGCGGTCAGGGTGTCGTCACCAACGCGGCTGAACGGACACCACTTCGTCCTAGCCTCAGCTTCGGTCAATGCGTGGGTCATGTCCTTGTCCTCAGAGATTTAGCTAGGTGGAATGTCACCTGAAAGCTTCGGTTAATCAAGGGCTTGTCGTGGTTTCTGGTTGCTGAGAACGTGTAGGCATAGCTCCGGCCTCCGTACCCTCCCCTCCCCGCTTAAGGAAGGAACACGGTCTTGAGGCCCACTCTTAGGCGTCCCGTATAAACCGACTGCTGATCCTGGGGTTCATACCCAACGGAGCCACCCGCCTCCCCCGCTGATGCAAGCGCGCTTAGGGGGTTGTGTTTGTCGGTCTGTTCCTCAAGCCGTGGGGCCAGTCGGAGGGTCGGAGGCAATTCCCCCGGAACGCTCGGACCTTTGGCTGAGTCCGCGAACAGCGGGCGACACATCAGCGAGGTTGCCAGAAACCGACTAGCGGTCTATATCTGGCGGTGCAAAGCCCTCAAGCCTGCCCCCGAGCCCGCCGGACTGTCGCCACAGACGGCGGGCTCACCATTTCTACCCTCACCCCTGAAATCCGCAAGCCCCCTAGCGCAGCGCCAATCATAGGGCTGGCAAGCTAGGGGGCTGGTTGCGGGTTTAGCCTCGATTTGCTATTCTTTCCTTGTCGGCGATCCGCCTTCGAAGGGATCGACGGCCGTGGGCTAGCGGGTGCGCTGGAACAACCCCGAGGCCGGCAGGCACAGGCGCGCAGCGTCGATCAGGGGCCAGGACCGCTAGCCCATCTAGGCCACCCAGACCCCCGCCCCCACAAGCCCTAGGCGGCTATACGGGCCTAACAGACTGGCGTTCCTTACGAGCCGCATAGAACGCCATCGAAAGGCCGCTAGTGGTGAAGCTCTCACCCGTGGTTCCCCGTATCGAATCGGCGATGCTGCGGAAGCTAAGGCCCTTGCCGCGTAGATCAGCGACCAGCGCCACTGGGACGATATGACGGGCGGGGGGCTTAGCGGGCCGCGTGCGCTTCGTAGCGCCCAGCAGGCTCATGACGGCCGAGTGATCCCGGTTGAACCACCGGCCTATCAGGGGATAGGATGCCGGCCGCCCGTCGATCTCCACTTCGCCCCGAACGCGGGACATAGCGTACCGACGGCAGCGGCAGGCGGTCACAGTGCGGCTCGGGCTTAGAAGCTCGCCAAGCGTCACGCCGTGACGGTCGCAGGCGTCGCGCATGATCCGGAGAACGCGGAGGGGGACGAGCGGCGTCATGCGTAAGTCACCCAATTCAGCACCTTCCAGATCGCAACCGTGCTTACGCCGTAGATCGCGGCTAGACGCTTCATGGAAATCTGGTGCATCATGTACTGGCTGCGAATCGCTTGGGCCTTGATGAAATCCAGCTTGCCGCGCTGGCCGTTGGTGGCGAACTGGCGGCGCTTCAGACCAGCCTTGCGGGCGATCACCGCGACCTGAGACGGGCTTATCCCGCAACGACTGCCAATCACGCCAAGCCCAAGGCCCGTTCGGTATAACTCAGCCACGCGGGCGTGATCAGCGGTCATGCGGGTTCTAGGCTTTCCAAGATGGCGCGGCCGATCAGCTCGGGGATTTGGGGGACTACGGCGTTTCCGTAGGCGCGGAGCTGGCCCAATCGGTCGGGAACCCCATCATGTACGCGACCATGGCGACTGGCGGGTATTGCCATCCGTAGGCAATGCTCATGAAGTCCCGCAAATTGTTCTTCGCGCCCCGGCCAGCATTGGCCGCTGTCGAGGCCAGACGGCCACCTGAGTGATCTCGTGCCGTGGGGGTAGGCCACGATCCATACCCGTTCCCGGGGATGTGGAGCGCCAAGGGCTGACGCTGGGATACTCTCCCACTCCGCATCGTACCCGACTTCGGCCAAGTCTCCGAGAACTCTGCCAAACCATGCGCCAGGCCTTTCGTCTGGTCCAGAAAGGAGATTTGGGACGTTCTCCACGATGAGGTAGCGCGGTCGTATGTCGCGAACCAAGCGGCCGATCTCTGACCAGAGACCGCTGCGAGTGCCGTCCTTAAGTCCCGCCTTTCGGCCCGCGATGCTGATGTCTTGGCAGGGGAAGCCGCCTGAGATAACGTCAACGGCAATTCCGTCTGCGCTGAGACGTTCGTGGGTAAGGCTTCGCACGTCATCGTAAGTCCTGACTGCGGGCCAGCGCCGCGCAAGGTGGGCTTGGCAGAAGGGTTCGATCTCACAGAAGGCGACCGTCTCAAAGCCGCCCGTTCGCTCCAGCCCGAGGCTGAAACCGCCGATGCCGCTGAACAGGTCCAAGACGCGAAGCTTGCTCACCGTCCCCACCCTTGGGGCCTAGCCCGGCACTTCATCTCCAGGGCGATCTGATCAGAACGAGCTTCCACGAAAGCCTTTCTGGCTGTCTCGCTCTCTCGTCTTGCGGCTTGATCGGCTCGCCATGCTGAGTGAGCTTCGGCAAGCCGATTGTGCGCGGTGCGGCGCTCGAAGTCAGAGGGCTTTGCGCGGGGCCTAGCAAGCCAAGCACAGCCAACACCAGCAATGACGGTGACGCCGAAGATGGCTTCGACTATCATCGGCGGGTTCACGCGAAGCGACCAGCGACGCGCGGCCGAGTTCTGGCGCTGAATGAGTTTTGAACGCCACGCACCAGATCGCGACAAAGCGCGCAGGGCGCAGGGTCGTTTTCGGCTTGGCACAGGACAAATTGCACCATCTGGTGCTTGCTCCCATGAAACGCCGTAATCACCGACTGGCGAATCCGCTTCTCTCGCTCACTGAGGGTCATTGGGATTGGCTTTCCAGGGCTGCGAGAGCAAGGGATCGAGGATCGTTGTGTCCGCCTGCGATCTGACGCAGTGCGGCCTCGTAGCGATCGGCGTTGGCTAGCTTGGAGCGACGGTCTGCATCAGCCTTGTCGCGGGCATCCCAGCCGGCCTGCGTAGCGGCCCACTTGGCCCGCGCCTTATCCCTGCGGCGCTGCTCAGCCTCCGGGGAATGAGTGCCGCACCACCAGAAGCCGCCCGCATCCTGAATCTTGCCGGGCTGGCAGCACTGGTGGAACGTGACATGACGGCCCCCGCCGTGCACGCTGGCACGACAGGCCGGCTTGCCGTACCCTCTGGTCGCTCCGGGCATTCCGGGGATCGTCAGGCAGACCCGCTCTGTGCTCCAATGTGGCGTCCACGGGTCAAGGTGCGGCTTGAAGGGCTTTTCAGCTAAGGTCATGCCAGCCTCCAGACGGTAAAACCATTGGGCGTGCTTCGGCACATATAGTCGCGCTCAGGGGTCTGGCGTGCCTTAACGCGAGTGACCAGGCGGCTGATCGTGGCCGGAGCCCTGTCGGTGAAGACAAGCGATTCACCAGGCCTCATGTCCTCGATCAGGTGCGTGATGGGGATGGTTCTGTCCATATCCCATGAATGCCACGTCTAGATTTTCGCGTCAAGCTGTCACTTTCCACTTGACGCCCACAATCCCCATGCTAGTGTTCGGTTGTCACTAAGGAGGCAGATCGCCATGAAGTTCGCCAGCACCACCTACCACGAAGTTCGTTCGGACGAGGCCTGCGCCTACTACAACGGCTGCGGCTGGGACGCTCAGGTTGACGTGATCGTGGACGCCCTGCACGCCTCCAAAATCCCGCTCGACATGACGGCCCCGGCGATGCTGCGGGCATGGTCGCGTTACGAAGATCGTCGCTGCAACTAGCAAAGGAGGCTTTCCGACGACGGCCAGTCCCCCCACTGGCCGTTACCCGAACGCCTTAGAGGAAAGACAGACTATGGCTTACCAGCGCCGCTGCGACATCAAAGACTTCAAGGAGCTAAACTCGTGGGCCTTGCAAGCCGTCCTCGACGCGATGGTTGAGGGGAAGCCGATAGGGCGCGCCCTCTTCACGGTCTGCCAGACGGCGGCGGCCTTTGGCTACGACCAAGCGGAAATCGCCAGGGAGAAAACCGCATGACCCCCTCAGACGCAACTGCCATCCTCACCCCAGAGGTTCCCGCGTGGGCTCTGCGGGGAAGGGCCATCCGCGAATATCAGTCGTGGTGCGACGCCATGGAAGCCGACATGCGTGACCGCGCCACTGTCACTGAGCGCGAGATCACCGAGACATACCGCGCGCTGATCCGCATTCGTCTCGCCACCGCGCTCTTTGCCTCCGTGCTGGTGGAAGAGGTCAAGAACCTCTCCATGGTCGCCACACCCGATCATCCAGAAGACCTTATGGCCCGTATCCGTGAGGCGGTCTGTGATGGGCTGGGCCTTGGCGTTGAAGCGAGCCACGTTCTGTTTGATGAGCAAGCGTGATGAGCGACCAGATCATAAGGGCTTGGCGAGGGTTCGCCGCTTGGACGTTCCTGCGCGTGGTCGCGCTCGTGGTCCTCTATCTCGCCTTGGTCCGGATCGTGATCCCGACCTTCATCAATTTCCACGACGACACCGCATTGGGCATTGCGGTTGTGTGTGCCGTCGCGTCGCCCGTCATCATCGGCTGGCTGGGCGTCTCGCTCTTTCTGAGCGTGCGCCGCTTCCCGGCCAAACTCAAGTCCCTGAAAGGGAAATCAGAATGAGAAGGCAAATCCTCTTGATCGCCGGCTGCGCTGCCGTGCTCGCGGCGTGCGGTCAGGTTCACCCCGGCCACGTCGGGATCAAGGTCAACCAATACGGCTCTGGCGCAGGCGTCGTCCCCGAAGCGCTGGGCGTGGGGACCTACTTCACCCCCATCGGCACGAACATCATCGAATACCCCGTCTACACCCAAACCTACACCTACACCGCCGGGCGCGAGGAAGGTGCGCCGACCGATGAATCGTTCACCTTCAACGACAAGAACGGCCTCAACATCAGCGCCGACATCGGCGTGAGCTATTCCGTTCAGACCGCCCTGGCCCCGGCGCTCTATTCGAAGTTCCGCACGGATGCCAAGGGCCTCGTGGCGACGCAGATCAGGAACGCCATTCGCAACTCGTTCAACGACCGGGCTAGCGCCATGGGCGTCGAGGACATCTACGGCGCCCGGAAGCAGGAACTGCTGACCCAGGTGCAGACCGACGTGGCGGCCTACTTCAAGCCATACGGCCTCACCATCGAAAAGCTGTTCTGGGCTGGGCCAGTGCGCCTGCCCCAGCAAGTCCACGATCAGATCAACTTGCGCATATCCAATGAGCAGGCGGCGCTGGCTGCTCAGGCCAATGTGGCGACCAAATGGCCAATCTTTCAGCAGGGCGTCGTTGACCTGCGATGGGGCGCCGGGCCGGTCGGGGATCACCGCCCAGCGGCCCGCCTTCAGTTTTGGCTCCAGCCAGCGGTAGTAGGGCGTATAGTCCCTCGGGGCATCGTCCCATTCTTCTCCGCGTTTGACGGCTGCTCGCCACCTGCTGAACTCGCCATTGTCGAAACATGATAAGAGGGCACACAGCCTCTACTGCCTCCACATCATCGGGCCGGTAGAACGACACACAGCCAGCTCGGCCCGGAAGGACGTCAAGCAACGCCGCGCGCGGCGTCATGGGCGTGCCGTGGTGGATCGTTGGACGTGCCATGTTCCTCACCGTCCCCACCCTTGAGGCCTAGCCCGGCACTTCATCTCGACTGCGATCTGATCAGAACGAGCCTTGACGAATGCCCTATATGCAGGCGCAGATTCGTCGTGAGCGTCCTGAAGGGCTTTCCAACGGGCATGAGCCTCGGCGGCTCTGTTCGCTGCCTCCCGGTACTCGAACGCGCTGGGCTTCGATCTTGGCCGCGCGATGTAGAGACACGCAGGAACCCCTATCGCTATCGTGGTGATCAGGATGTCTATGATTAGGGGAGGGGGTGTCATGAACGCATCACCTCCAACTCAGTCGAGGTGAACGGGAGCGGACACCCCATGGCGATCATAGGACCGAAAAGCTGCATGAGCCTCCAAAGCTCAAACGTCAGCACCTCTCCGGCGGCCGGCGGCTCGAACCGGTAGGGAATGCGCAGTTGCTTGTGCTCTGCGTGCATCGCCGTGACGCCTGCCGCCGTCAGTGTGACCCGAACCCTGTCGTTGAGGTTGATGGTTGCGGGTGGCGCGTCTTTCGCGTCCAACTGGGCAACTCCGGGAACACCACCCATTCCTTCCTCTCGCTCACTGAGGGTCATTGGGATTGGTCCTTGATCTTGCGATACTGAACCCGAACCTCTTTCGCCAAGCCGAAGCCGCGCAAGAGGCTTTCCGGGGGCGGACGCTTGCCGTTCAGCACCATGTTCAGGAAAGACCGCGCGACCCCTAGGTCTGCGGCCCAGGCTGGAGCGGATCGGCCAGACCGGCGGATCGCTCGGCGCATGTGTTCGAGGGCTTCTGGTTCGTTCATGCGTTCACACTATGGGAGAACGATTTTCGTGTCAACGTTCACTTTCTAGGTTGACGGCGGTTTTTCCCATGCTAGTGTTCGGTTGTCACTAAGGAGCAAGCCAATGACCGATCAAGAGCGCCAAACTGAGATCAAGCGCCTCCGCCACCGGATCGGCGTCTCCGATCAGAACTACCGCTATACCGGCAACCCCAAGCATCGCGCCAATGCGATGGCCTTCCGCGCCGAGCTTAAGGCCGTCACCGCCTCTCAGACCGAGGGGGCGTGATGGCCGACGCTCCCGACGTTGAGACGCTAGCCAAAGTGATCGGGGAGGGCTGGCAACAGCGGCGCTTCGACATGCTGAGCGCCGCCCACCAGGACCGCGCCCGCCACGTCGCGACGCTCGTGCTGAAATGGCTGACACGGGAGAGATTGTAGTGAACGGCCCCCGCTTTATCGCCGCCTTGGCCTTCGCGCTTGCGGCGATGATGACCGCTGTCGCGCTGGGCATACCGCTCTGGCGGACTTGGCTTCCTGGTGACGCCTTGGACATCGCCTTCATGGTCTTTGTCGGCACCTATTGGTCGCTGAAAGCCAATCAGCCAGCAAAGACGGCCAGTCCCCCACTGGCCGTTACCCGAACGCCTTAGAGGAAAGACAGATGAGCCAGAGAGCCGCCATTCGCCGCCGCCGTCAGATGGCCAACGGCAACAAGCACCTCGCCAAGCTGCGTAGGCCGGTCTACCCGAAGGGTCCCGGAACGGCCGACGCCGCCAAGAAGCGCGACGACCGCTGGCGCGCTAACCGCGCCAAGGGACTGTAGCCATGACCCCCGAGCAATTCCAATCCCTCGTCAGTCAAGACATTCGCTCGCTGGCGTCCCGTCAGCGGACGCGCTCTTGGCAATCGTGGTGCGATGCCATGACGGACGACATGCGGGAGAAGGGTTGTTCGGAGGCTGAGATCACCGAGGCGTTCCGCGCTCTGTCGCGCCTTCGGCTGTTGGCCCAGCTTCTGGCGTCGAACGCCCACGAGGAGGGTAAGAACCTTCCCGAGATTTCCGCGCCAGAGCCGGGAGACTCGATCCTTGAGCGCATTCAAGAGGCGATCAGCGACGCCCTTGGCTTAAGCTGTGACGCCTGTCACGTCGCCTTTGACGAGCAAGCATGAAGCCCCGCCTCTCCGTCGTAACCATCCCCACACCCCAGGCTGATCGCTGGCCTAGGTTATCGGTTGCTGTTCCTCGCCTGGCCGCTTTGATCAAGGTCGAAGCCGGACGCCTTGGCGCTCTGGAGCGTAACCCAACACCACACACGGTGGAGAAAGCACTGATCGCCTTAGCGCAGATCGGGGAACTCTCTAACCGGCTTGAGAAGGAACTGAGGGAATGATCTTCAAAACACTCAGTTGGATCGCAGCTTCCGGCTTCATCCTCCTTGTAGTGATCGGGCTAATGGTGAAATCGGCATGACCCCGACTTTTTGGTGTGATGCTGAAGGAACCCTGCGCTACCGGGGCATACGCTACGAGCGCGAGAACTTCGTGAGGCTCCGCGACCTGTTCTCCACAGACCCAAGCGCCTACGCACGAGAGCTTGAGGGTGAGGTTTCGGCCGCCCTGGCTCGCTTTGAACGGATCACTATCGAGGAATGCCATGAATCGCTCTGAGACGCTAACCAAGATCGCCCCGGCCTTGGTCGCCGCGCTTGCCGAGATCGGCGGCGTCGTGAAGGGCAAGGCAAACCCCGCCTTCAAGGGATCGAAGTACGCCGACCTTGAGTCAGTCATTGCGGCGTCCAAGCCGATCCTGTCGGCCCATGGGCTTGTCGCGATCCAACTGCCCGGCCCGTTGGTCAACGGCGTGCTGACGCTGGAAACCGTCCTCATGCACGAGAGCGGCGAATACATCAGCGGGGACATGGGGATTGCGCTGGGCAAGATCGACCCGCAGGGTGTCGGCTCCGCGATCAGCTATAGCCGACGCTACAGCCTCATGGCGGCCCTCAACATGCCTGCGGTGGACGACGACGCCGAAGCCGCTCACGGACGCTCTAATGGCCAGCAAACGCCCATCACGCCCACGAGCGAAGGTCCCGACTTCTGGAAGTGCGAGGGATCGGGCATGAGCGCCTATGCGGCCAAGAAAGCCGGACTGGACGACATGCACGAGGCCATGCGCCAGACGATCCACGAAATGGGTTCGTCCGAGGGCATGCGCGAGTTCATCGAGGCCAACTTGGCGGACATTCGGAAGATGCCGCAGTCATGGCGGATCGAGCTTCGCGCCGAAGCGGACGAGGCGGCCAAGCGGTTTAACGTGGGCCAGGGAAAGGCGGCCTGACCATGGGTCGCGTGGCCCTGATCTTGACCAACGCCGAGGTCAGGGGCCGCGCGGCCCATTGGGTCAAGATCGCGCCGGCCGGAACGCGCTTCGAACTGAAAGAGCCCAAGCGCACCGTACCGCAATCAGACAAGATGTGGGCAATGCTCACGGACCTGGCCCGACAGCATCTGTGGCACGGTCAACGGCTGTCGGCGAACGACTACAAAATCCTATTCATGGGTGCCCTCAACACCGAGCTGCGGATTGTGCCGAACCTCGAAGGAACTGGATTCGTGCCGCTGGGACGCTCAAGCTCCGATCTGGACAAGGACGAAATGAGCCAGTTGATTGAGCTTATCGCCAGCTTCGCCGCACAGCATGGGATAGCATTGGGAGGGACGGAGTGATGATGCAGGTCATGCCGAACAGCGGCATTCTATCAGATGACCGTCTGGACAAACTTCGCGGTGAGGCGCTGACGGCTTCCGACGCCGGTCTGCCAGAGGCGGTCGTTTACTACCTCCGAGCCATCGAGAGCGCTTACCTTGGCCTCAAGCAACAACAGAAGATGGCGGCGCTAAACGAGATCACATGGAAGTTGGCCCAATGAGCAGGGTTGCGAGCGTTCCGCATGAAGCGGTTGAGATTCAGCCGCGACGCCACATGACCTATGGCGAGAAGCATAGGCGCTGGGAGGAATGCGGGCGCGTGTGCACGATCTGCGGTGAACCCTGCGCGCCAGGCGGCCCCTTCACCATCTGGGATCATCGCGTCCCCCTGGCCCTTGGCGGTACAAACGATCTGTCCAACATGGAACCGAACCACACCGGAGAGTGCGCAACTCTCAAAACGCGCCGTGACGTGCGCGCCATCGCCAAGGCAAAAAGGCTGATCAGGAAAAGCCTTCCCGACAAGCCCCCCTCCCGTCTCCGCTCTAGGGGGTTTGAGAAGCCTGCCACGAAGAGGAAATGGCCCTCGCGTTCTTTCTCGAAAGCGCCTCCTTGATCGCCGCCGAGCGGAGGAAGGCCGAGCGGGTTTCGGAGCCGCGCACGTCGTCTATCAGGTCGCGCAGCGCGTGCGGCAACTTCATCTGAAGGCGCGTATCCTGCACCGAAACTCTCGCCATGCGTACACACTCCTGTTGACGTGCCGAATAGGGTAGCGTACACACAGAGAGAAATCAACGGAGGCTCACATGGCCCAGACGAAAAAGACCCGCTCCCGCGAAAAGCGCGGCTACGCCCTGAAGTTCGAACGCGGCGAACGCCCGTTCATCTACAGCACCGAGCGCAACAATTGGGCCGATGCCGTGAAGCGCAACGATGACCGCGCCATCAAGGAGTGGGGCTCTGCATGGGCCAAGAAGCGTCAAGCCGCTGGCGACCGCGCTTTCACCTGACGCACGAAACCCAAACCTCCCCAACAGAGCTTGGAGAGCTTCTTGAAAGGCCATCGGAATGAGCACAGACCCGATAAATCAGATCGGCGAAACCATTTCGCAGGCCGATCAAAGATACGCCCTCACGGATGCCATGAGCGCGGCGTACCGGGAGGAATTCGATCGGTGGAAGACGCGTCTACGGTCTGGCGTCGGCTACGACATGCTCCGCCGCAACGACGCTGGAGCGCTTGAGATTAAGGACGGCGTGCCAGACACGGACGACGAATTTCTGTTTCGCCTCTACCGGGAGAGGGCGGCAATGGGCGCATCCCTCCTTATCGCAGAGAAGGGGCTGAAGTGAGCGAGACAGATCGAACAGCAGAAGCTGTGGAACGGGTGAAGATGCTAACGGCGATGGCGCGCGCCCATATGAACGTGCGCCGCGCGCAGGGCTACGCCTTCGACTTCGACAACCTCCTGCCCAGCGAGGAAGGCGAATACCTTGCCGCCATGCAGGCTGCGCTTGAGGCTTCTGCCCTCCTAGCAGAACGGCACCGGTTACGGGCGGCGCTGGAGGCCCTCACCGACGATCAATGCGCCTTCGGTCAGGTGTGGGGAGGCGAAAAGCTGCGCTGGATGAATGTGCCTCATTTCGCCCGCGCCGCCCTCACCACCCCAGAGGAAGACAAATGAGCTACGAGCTGAACGAGGAAGCTTTGGAGGCGATGGCGAGGGCTATCTATGCCTGCAACCCGATCTGTGAACAGCCGACCGACTTGGACGGCGTGCCGTGTGGCACTCCCGGGGAGGTTCCGTTTGATAGCCTCTATGAGTACGACGCCGGGCTTTGGGCGAACACAATGGATGCCGCCCGCGCCGCCTGGCTAGCCGGTCCAGGTCCAGCGGCTATGGAGGCGCTGAGAAACGCGGAAGTGTGGTTCGGCGACTATGAGCGCCAGCACCTTCTCAAAGGCACGCCAGACGGCGACGCCAAGGCCAGGACCAACGCTGAGCGGGCGGAGGTCTGCCGCCAAGCCTTGGGGTGCCGTCCGTGACCTTCCTACCCTCCGATGAAGCGTTGAGGACGAGGCCGGTATCGGAGCGCGTCCAGTACGACACGAACGGCGGCTGCTGGCTGTGGACTGGCTATGTGAACTCATGGGGCTACGGCACCGTCTGGTCTAGCGCGGCCAAGAAGGTGCGCTACGCGCACCGCGTCTCCTACGAACAGAAAACTGGCCTAACGATTCCTGACGGGATGGACATCAACCACCTGTGCCGCGTGCGATGCTGCGTGAATCCCGACCACCTGGAAGTGCTCCCCCGAAGCGAGCACATGAGCCGCCAACTGAGCGCGACGAAAACGCACTGTGTGCGCGGGCATCCTCTGTCCGGAGAAAATATCTATCTCTACGCCAACCGCTTTCGGCAATGCCGCGCCTGCCGCGCCATACGTGATCGCCAGAAGAAAGAGGCTCGACTGAAGTGACCCCCACCAACCTCATATCCCGCCTACGAGAGGCAACGGGCGGAAGTCGGGAGCTTGACCTACTGCTGTTTCAGCACTTCGACCCCGAGGCATGCGAGGCCGCGTGGTGGCGCGCCAGACCCGGCGACGACGTGTCCGCGTTCATGGACAAGGATGCGCAGAAGGACTTCGCGACCGAGCACCAGGAACGCCCCGCCTACACCTCCAGTCTCGACGCTGCCCTAGAGCTTGTCGAGAGGGCGTTGCCGGGGTGTGGCTGGTGCGTCGATCACGAGGCCGATTGTAAGACCGGCGAGCCCGTCTTCGGCGCGCACGTCAACGGCTACATCGGACCGGAAGGGCCGGAGGGCGCGACGTGGGCGTGGCATGACGCAAAGGCCCCCACCCCTCCCCTCGCCCTGCTGCTGGCGCTTATGATGGGATTGGAGGAATGAAATGGTTCATACCGTTGATGAAGCAACCGACACGTCTTCGCGCTCAAGTGCGCGACCCGAGGACGCGCCCCTTGCGTGGCGGCTAGCCGCGTTCTTCCGAGAGGCCGCCCACGCAAGCTGGGACGGCATGGACTTCGGGGGCGACGACATTCAGGACGCGGCGGTCAAGTTCGGTCTCTACAAGTGCGAGCCCTACGACCTCGACAAGCACGGCGAGAGTGATTGGGCCGACCCCGGCGACGACTGGTACACCTTCGCCGACGACGTGCGAGCCCTACTCTCCGATGGCGCACTTGAGCGCCAAGACGATGCGTCGCCGCCCCACGGTATGCCCCCCAAATGACTAAATCACCCAGCCCTACAGGAAGGGGAGAAGACCCTTTGACCCCCACCCCAGACGAAGCCTCAATGCGTGAGAAGATCGACACTCTATGGCAGGACTTGCTCGAAAAGGACGACCGCACGTCCCCAGCCGAATACCCCGACATGGCGCTCATCACTTACGACGAGTTCGCCGATTACGTCACCGTCCTCGTTCCCCCGGTCGCCCTCTTCCCCACTCCCAACCTGATAGCCCTCGTGGAAGAAGCGCGGGTGCGGCAATTCGTACTCTCTGAGGAACCCGCCCCCTACGCAGACAAGGCTGACGCCGACCTCATCCGTCGTCTTGTCTCTGCTCTAGGGGGAGTTTCCCCGTAGCCTTCTCCACTTCCACCGGATCAAAGCCCTCAAACAGTTCTTCTTCTCGCTCGTCTATCTCAGCACGACGTTGAGAGTCAGTAAGGGGCTTGGCGGGGGGTGTGGGTTTGTCGGGCATCAGTTCCTCTTACGGGAAGAGGCCGCCAATCCGAAGACTGGCGCCCCCCTCGGCGTTCTTATGACCGCGCCGAGCGGCCACCCACTCCCGTCGTGG